GGGGTTGTCCGTAGCGCGTTTTACGGGGAAATGTTGAACTATAGAGGGGTTGCGCTGGGGGGGGCCCCCCAACCCTGTAGAGTTATGTTAGGATGTTAGAAAGAAGCCATGAGTTTAGCTCGGGCGTGAGGGTCGGTCACTCCGGCATACTCTGGATTGATCTGTACAAATTCCGACCAGTCAATATGGTTTGTGGGGTTTTTCGTGATTGGTGTTTTCTCCTTCTCTAGGGTGGCAACCCGATGGACCAAACGTTTCCACTCGCGTTCTTTCTTGGCGAACGCGAGGGCGGAAAGAACTCCTTCACTAACGGGGCCAAGGTCGAGGAAAGCAATTGAGTTACTCGCCACAGTTCCTGAACCTGTAACGGTAAAATCAACAGTCCTAGAAGCCTCAGGGGTAGACTGGGAGAATGCAAAAATTCTGCCAGTCATCGCTTCCTCAGGCCCGGAGCCGAGATCGTACGTACCGGCGCCACTACTCATACCGAAACAAAAACTTTCGAGGTATTGAGAGTTGCCGACGGAGATACTGAGCGTAGTGATGGAAGTAGTGACCGTAACACCAAACTGGACTTGTATGAGCCTGTTAGACGGGAAGCCAGTGACGCGGGAGGCGCCACCAACGACCGAGTTGACGAGGTTCATAGTATTGGTGCGTGTGGTGATTTCGGGGTTGACATAGGAAGCATTGCCAACAAGATAACCACTCCACCCATCGCCACCCGTGGGTGCGTTGCCGAGGGGCGTTGCCAAGGCGTAAGAGACCGAGCCTACGGTGGCCACAAACTGGTTGGGCGTGCTCGAGAAAACCTCAGGCACGGACAACTCAAGATCATAGCACGCATAGACACTGCCAAACGTCGTGGAAACGGGGAGGTCAGTGTTGGCGACTGCTACCACGAACCCAGGGGAGGTGAAACGTGCATCAGTCGCGCCCTCATCAGCATAAAAGTTTGTGCTGGCATCACCTGTCCAAGCAGTGCAAAGGCACTGCCAGACAGAAGCCAGTTCACTCATAGCCAACGAGGAAACCTTTTGGGTACCTGAAAACCCAGTGCCAGTATACGGTTCATCCGGATCGGGGATAGTGGCGAAGATAAGGGAACCTTCAGTGGTGGTGGGGCAAGCGGGAACGTAACAGAATGCCAGATTGCGCACTCTGTAACGATTGTACGTCTTCGCCAAAACATTGAGGCGGGTACCTTCCCAGTCTGCGTCGGTGAAGTTTAGGCTCTTTGAGAACACCAAACCTCCTTGGGCAGCGCCGCTGACTCCGGTGACAATGTCACCGAGCTTGTCACAACCACGCACTCTTTCCCCGAAGAGTATCTTACCCTGCTTGAGGGGTTGCATTTCATGAATGCCAACCATGTTCTGCATCACACCACCTGAAGCAATAGGAGATTGCTGCACGGGGATGTTAATCCCAGATTGCAAAGCAGCAGCCGCAGTAGGCGGGTGGTTTGCAAGCAACAGGGGTGCAAATTCAAGTAGGGCTGGCGCGGCTTCCATGGCAATTTTGGCCGCACCGGAGAGAAATGAACTCCAACCGCCCTTCTTCTTCTTGGGAGGGGCGGGTGGTCGTTGTTGGGCGCTCGAACGGACGACGGCGCGGACAACTTCCTTCTCGAGTTCTTTCTTGGCTTGTTTCTTGTTCTTGGGCATCCTGATCTTATTTTGGATTTTTTGTTTTCTGAATTTTTATGATTTTTGTGACGCAAGCGTCTTTTCAACAAAAACCGGCGGTATGGGATACTCGGCCGGACGAGGACTGTCCATCCCCGCAAGCTTACGCTCACCCGTGCAGTCTCTAGACCCCGGGGGGGGCCCCTTGGTACGGTTGTTACGGCGTGACTCCAACCGTTTTGGGTGATTAATGCGGGGACCCCATTTATAGTTAGTCGAACAAACGCTCGCCGATTGGATCGACGGCGTCTTCGGGCGGGGACCAAACCAGTTGAAGTCCATCGAAGTATGCCTCAAAGCCGAGTTGTTCGTGGTGACTCAGCCCCTCTACTTCGTAGACCGCCTGTCTCAAAGCCGTTGTAGGCTCAGCACGGTTGGCGAAAAATTCGTCCATCTTCTCTTTTCTAATAAACATCCCGTTTCTGCTACCGGGATTTGGTATCAGACGTCCTAGCTCTAGTCCTGCCAGAGCCTCATAACCCCACCAATACTTATCATGGTCTGTAACAGGTGCCCTACCATTTCCGCCACGCAGAATCGCAGCGTACATGGCCCCAAGGATCGGGACGTCACCAAAACAGATAAGGCCGGCGATTCCCACGGAAGTCAACCAGCCCTCATAGTAAGATTGGTCTGAAAAGTTCTTGGCACTTATCAGATCGCGAGTCATGGCTCTTCTGACAAGGCGAATGAGCCGTGGCCCATGCCTAGTTCGCGAGGAGTCGTCATAGTATAGAAAAGATTGCATCCAGAAGAATCGGCGGTAGTCGGAAGACACCACCTCAACTTCGGTGCGGAAGCCGTGCCGCCTAAAAACGTGTTCGGCTAACTCCTTTGCTCTTTCAACGTAACATCTTGGTACCACGATGGCCATGTCGTCGCTGGTCGCGCAATAGTACCCGTGACCGCGCGGGAGGCCCTCTTGGGCGAGCCTCCGAGCGATCTCATCCACCATCTTGGCTGAGCCAATCTCATTACCAAGCCAGGTGTCCATGTCACCTGAGCACCTCTGAGGAGGCGAGTCGTACCTGATTCTGCCATCCCTGCAAACCATAAGGTTCCGCTCATCACGACAACGCGACGCGCAGAACAAGGAGAAAGCCGCCCGATCGGCTGGGTCGGGCTGCTTAACACACTTATAGATGCTTTGGGTAAAACTGATGGGACCTTGACCGAAATGCCTATCATAGCGCACTCCGTCGAAGCGCATAACAACTGCGTTGGGAACGCTGTTGAAGCCTTCGTACAGCCAAGCTGCTTGAGTCTCCCTATCAGCCGCGGTAACGACAAACCTGGAGGGGTTGCCATACTGCTGGCAGAACCACTTGTCGATTGCACTCTTCAGTGGTTTGGTGGCTGGTATCATTACCATGCCTGCGACGATGTTGGCCCTGAGGTCAGAACGGTAACGGATAGCCCGAGGGTCGGGCAGTCCGGAAGCCTTCATCTGTACCACTTCATTTTTGACCATGTTCTTCAGGAGCATGGCCTTGAGCCTGAACCCATCAGACAGATACTTCTCGGCAGCTTGCTCATACGCCAGACGTTTTGGCCCGTTAAATCCAAGTGGAACATCCCTTGGACTCATTGCGAAAACCGAACTCATCCGACGCATAAGGTGCTTGCCAAAGTCATTTATCTTCCAGGCATCTCGGTCAGGCACAAGAGGGGCTACTTGTACCCCTCCAATGGCACAGCCTAAAACACGGTTGTTTATGGCCAACAACCCTGTTTCGACATCATCGTTGAAAAAGAAAAGTTGCCTGGTCGGCGTCACGTGGCCGGCCAGAGCGTAGTAGACTAGAGAGGGCCTTGGGTCTGTCGGTATTACCCTAACGCCTGCTCGTCTCTCTTGTCCAGTAATTTTACGAGCAGGTATCCTCGACAGACGCCTTCAATTGCTACGCCCGATCTTCGTCCACCAAGGCATCAGACAATGGTCGATGCCAAGGCAGCCGAGGACCAACGGCCAGTACTTGTTATGGTGCTCATGACACAC